AAGCCCATACTGATAACACTGATATTATCGCTATGTCGGTTGCTGTACACCCGTCCGTTGTAGGGCAGCTTGCACACTGAGATGTTGTTCATCTCATTGCGCTGTACCGGATGCGGTTGGAAGCTGACGTAGATGTCTTTGTCAATCTGGTAGCCCTCCCATACTTCATTCACCCAGTAATAGGTAATCTCCTCGCCTTCTTCTGCCTTGTAGGTTTCGTCAACAACCATCTCCTGCTGCTGACCAAGCTCATCGGTAAATGACAGGATACCTACACGGCTGAATGACTTCCAGCAAACGTGCAAGACCTCTACCATACGATCAGACTCATCGTCCTCCGGCTTGTTGATGAACATACTCTGCGCACCTCCATAGCCATCACGGGACTTCGCAGTAGGCATTTCCAAGCGGTCTATGTCTTTTGGTGACAACACATCGTAAAATCGGTCAACCACTTGGTTGACACTCATGATCTGACGGCGCACCACCCAGTCCGCGTCCTCGATGTAGTCTACGTCCGGCCCCTTTTCAAAGTCAATATCCAGCGGCGACACGACATCATAGGTCACATCGTTCATGCATACATCCTTGTAGCTGTAGCACTCTCCCGCCACCAACCAGTCAAAGAACATCTTTTGGATTTGGTCTTCCATACCAAGCCAGTCGAACAAGTAGTTCAGCACCTCTTGTCCAATGATAGCACGGCTGTCACGGTAGTTCGAGTATACCTGCTCCATATACTCCTCAGCAGCAGGAAGCTCTTGGCTTGGCTGCCCAGTTGGAATACCTTGTTCGTTTGCCTCGTTCACAAATACCTGCTCGAGATACTTACGAAACTCACCTTGGCGAAACTTGTCGAAGCGGGATTCAATATCTGCATTACGTACAACAACCTGGTATGACAAAGGGCGCTTAGCCTTCTCCCCCAGCATCAAGTCAACAATAGGTTTCAGGATGTTGTAGTTACGCAAGCGGGCAGGGAAGTTCTTCTTAGCCCATGCCTCACTGTTGTAAGGGTTCGTGACGTAGTTGTAGTCGGCCTCTCGCAGGTTGCCATTGTACGCCTCGTAGTAAGTTTGAATAGTGTGCTTTGTGCTCGTGCTGAACGACGAACGGTTGATGAAAGCACGGATGCACTCCTTCGCCCAGTCCTTTGACTTGCGGGAGCGCGCCATCTTTTGTTTAGGAATTTGAAACATACGTGTTCGTTTTATGAGAAGAAGGCTCGATCAAAAAAAGTATCATTACTTTGTTCCTCTACAACCTGTACTTCTCTTGTATGCAAGTCCTTGAGATGGAACATGCCTACCATGAGTGCTGAGACGCGGTCAAAGTTGCCACGCCTGTTGTACTTTACCAGCTCATCTATCAATGCAATATCATAGATTTGATGTAGATTGAGCCGCATCTCTCCTGACTCGCTACGTCCTCTTGGAGTTTTGAGCCAGTCTCGCAAGTATATCTCTGCTTGACCCTTACGTTCTTTACTACCCATGCTCATGCCGTAACTACGGCCCAGCTTGCGGATACGAACGTTATCTGTCTTATCAAAGATTTCTACTTCCGGAAGCAAGTATTGCATAAGCTTGTGTCGCTTTGCAAATGGTATCACTTCGCCCCGGTCATTCTCAAATCCTATGCGAGCATTATAATACTTTGCCAACAAAAATAGTGTATTGTTGTATTCATCCTGCGTATCAGGCCTACCGATATAAGAAGCCACGATCATATCGTCGGGCTGACTAAGCGCATTAACACGCTTTATAACGTATGCAGCACCCAACGACTGACCCCTGCCATCCTGGGCATACGGGTCATGTGCGATGATGTACAAGTCCCGTGGTACCTCCCCATTCTCCTTGTACGGCGACTGATACATGACTACACAACCTGTAGTGTCGTCTCCACGTTGTACAGGAAACTTAAGCACTGGTCGTAGCCGGTCGTCGGGCTTGAGCTTTACACCGTCCTTGCCTTGGATGAGGTGACCTGCTACTGCGAGTGACTTGAACATGCCGCTGCGCATAAGCTCGTTGCGCCACTCCATAAGTGCGGCAGTAGGAAATACGTTGCTCGTGTGCTGCAGAAACGCTTCTTTGGGAGTGAAGGGGTACTCTGTAATGTGCTTGTCGAGTACCCCCGCATCCTTAGAGTCGCGTTTGATTTGCTCACGCTTGGCATCCTCTGACTGTCGGGCACCAGCAACGTCGCTGTTACCATTGACATCCATGTGCCCAATCTTGTTCTTGAAGGCAGGAAAGAAATACCCACATGTGGTATGATCCGCGCCCTCGTCCCAGATATTGGTAATCGGTAGCAGGTTGTATGCCTCAGGGTTATAGAACATACTCTCAAAGTCTATGGTGCCCCCAGCCATGTCACCACCCGTACCGAAAAGAATCATCTGCCCCGTGGTGATACCTCCATCCTCTACAGTAGGTTTAGTTGCTAGGTACGATGCTTTGAGGTTGTCAAAGGCACCGCACTCTTCGAAGATGACGATGGAGGCATCTTTACCACGAGCAGCGTCTGGGTTGTCTTTAAATGTAATTGCCTCTACTTCAGACTTGTAGCCTTTCTCCACCTGCTGGCCCGACATGTACTCCAAGTAGCTGGCACGTCTGTGGTTCTGCTTGTCTACGACTTGGCGCCGCTTAGCCCAACCGGTGTGCTCATTTAGGAAGTTCATGTTATCTGTAACCATTGCCATAATACCTTTAGGGTACAGATACTTCTTGTCAAACGCGCACAGCAGGGTATAGCTATTGCGTTCAGTGTTGAACGTGTTCGTTACCAGTGCAGCATTCTTATACGAGAATCCCTTACGCCGTGCTTTACCTACGATCAAATGACGGCTGCCATCCATATGGGCCTTGTCTACGAATGTCGACAGGTTCAACCTTTCGTAATCAACTGGGTCGATCCCGTTACGGGCTATCTCCTGCAACCAGAAGTATTCATAGTCCCCATCCCAGAAGTTGGGGAAGGAAACAATCTTTTTGTTACCCTTGTCAGTCAGCTTTATCTGTACGTAGTTCAGATAGAAGTAGTGGTGACCGGTGATGGTTACGTCACCTACACTGTACCCCTCGGTACAGCGGCGTAGCTCTTCAGCCCAGTATTCAAAGTACGCGGCACTGCCCTGTGGGTCTCCACAGTAAAAGCCGTGCTCTAAAAAGTGCTTACCGGCTCGGCTGAATTCCTGGGTGTTGGCTAGCATCAGTCCTCAAACATACCTTTCTTACCCCCACCTTTAATACGCGTATCGTTTGATTCTTCTTTTTTGACCTTCTCTTCCAAGGTTGTGATGCTGTCAATAGCTTTTGGGAGCTTCTCGGCAATCTCAAGCATCCGCGTGACAGACCTAACAACTGGGTCGATGTCCTCCAAATCAGGATCAGCAAGAGCAGCATCAATGCGCTCGCGTAAAGAAGTGATGAGCCTACTGCTTGTAAGAAGACCTTCCCGGATAGACGTAAGAGACTGGATGGTGGGAGTTTTTGACAACTCCAAATATTTTCTAATAGCTGCTTCGACTTTTTCATCTGGCTTGTATTTCTGTCCTAATCCTGTATCTGTTGACACGCGTAAGCGCCGCTCGTCCTCCGGGTAAATGAAGTACGGCGACTTGTGGTCATAGAAGAAGTAGATGTAACTGAACTCCTTTACCGCCTGCTTTTTGTCTGCAGTGCGGTCGCGTGTAATCAGAGCCTTAAACTCTGGTATGAGCTTTAGCTCCGTATCTACTACTACCTTAAAACTTTCTTCTCTGAATAACCGCATTGTTCAATCGGTATAGCCTGCTGGGTTTGACATAGAACTTACCCAGGTAGGGCATGCGCACTTGACTGAATGCTCCGTGTTCCATGTGCTTGCGTACAAACGCAAACTGACTCATGACTACTTCCGCCACTTCCTCATACGTGCCGCCATCCTCTGCAATAATCTCTTGGATTATCTCTTCCATTAGTTTGTTAGGCCGGGGCATAGACGTAGTAGGTTATGAAGTAGTGATTAGGGCCAATGGTGATCTCGGTATCGTACGGAATGTCGCGGTCCTCAAGCTCTGCTGACATGGTGAGTTCAAAGCTGAACAGCACA